CCATCAGTTCGGCATCGGTTTTACCGTCAACCGATTTACCTTTGGCCTTCAGCGCATTAACGATGAGCTCTTTCATCGGGTCTGTTTCCTTCTGGGTTGAATCGCTGTTGGCGCCGAAAAACGCCTTTAGCTGGTTGAAAAATGTTTTGAATGCGGGGTCTTGCTGGTCTGGGGTAGCGGACTCTTCGAGATTAACGACCTCGATTTCGAGTTCATCACCCTCGGCGTTAACGAAGATGCCAACACCCTCCTCCGGCGTACCGGCACCAGGCTCATCAAGCAGAACCGCCACATGGTCAAACATCATGTTTGTGGCGATCTCGTTGTACTTCTTGCCCTTCGATTCGCCGTTGGCGGCGATACCGGAATAGAGCAGGCCGGTGGAGATATGGATCGGGTCGGAGTTGGTACCGGACAGCATCTCATCCAGGCGATTAATCAGGCGCTTACCCTTCTCGCTGGATTCGGCGTACTGCCGGTTAACGTACATGTCGCCAGTCACCTTCCCGTCTTTGTGGCTGACGTTCTGTAACCAGGCCCCGACGTGGTACTCGTTCACCGCCCGGACATCGCGCGCCGACACATGCTTGCCGTCCACTTTTGGGTGGCCCAGCGGCATCGGGTTACGCTCGAGCGTGTTGTAGGCCTTTTCGATTTCTGCTGCCGGGTACAACTTCCGGTTCATCACAATATCGTCCACGACAGGCGTGATGCCGCGAACCACGATATGTGGCTTGCCGTCGATGGTTTCAGTGGTGATGTTTGAAGCGGAGTTGACGACGGTCAGCACGTTAACGCGGTTGCGTTTCATGCTGGGTCCTCATGGTTAAAGAACTTACTATTTATGCCGATAACATTTTTTTAACTGGAGAATAATTACGTGATAAAACAGCTAACCTTTTTTTTGGCTATAAGTATTTCCAGCCCATCATTCTCCCAGCCCGATATATCCGATGGTGAATACTTCTTAAGCTTGATGGATTCTTATCAAACGGCATTAAGCAGTAAGGCGACTGACTCAGATAGAGTTAATGGGGCGCTGTACTTGGGATATATTGCCGGGATATCTGATGCTTTAACTGAAAAAGACTTTTGTATACCTGAAGGGGTTACGTTAGGCAGCATGGCTAAACTTACTTCAAAATATGTATCCGACCACCCCTGGATCGTTGGTCGGCATGGAGGCTTCATAATTATTCAAGCACTGAAACAGAAATATCCTTGCCACTGACCAGGGAGTGGCAGAGTCAGCAAGAGTCACTTCTTTCATTAAATTAACCACTTTAGCGACTCTTGTTCTCTTCAGGCTGATGCCAAGCCTTACGCTCTTTCGCCAGCTTATCAGCCAGCCCTTCGTTGAAAATGCTGCCGTCGTCGTTGAGTAGCACCGGAATCTGGCTGCAATAGCAGTTGTACCGGTTGCCGTTCTCGGCGTAGAAGTCTCGCACCTCTTCGGTGGTGTAGACCTTGCCGTGTCGGCTGGCGTGCCAGGTGCGCGTCGTCGGTTTGAGCGCTGACAACCACAGCAAGCCGGTATTCAGCCCCAGCCGGTCAGCCGCCCAGTCCGTTTCGTTCCATTGCGCCTGCCGCAGCGCGCCGACCTGCTCGGTCTGAGCAATGTTTTTCGCTTTCGACATGGACACATCGAGGCGCTTGCTGATGACGCTGGCCGTCTCGCGAGGATTCACCCCGCGCGCTACCGCATCGGTGATTATGTTGGTCAGGTCGCCGCGGGCAGTGTCACTGATGACCTTCCAGTCACTGAACGTTGTCAGCCTGGCCGCCGATATCTGGTTCAGATAACCTGGACTGCTTAAAAGTTGCTGGAGCATCGTCTGGCTGGCGTAAACCTGTGACTGCTGAGAAAGGTTGTTGAATGCCTCCAGCGTGCCGCGCTGCGCTTCTGCGACGACGTAATCCATCGCCCATAGATTTTGCTCTCCGCCATCCAGCAGGTAATCATCGAGAATGCCCTGCACCGCCTCAAGTAGGTCTGCCAGTTCCTGCGCTGACATGTCGTAGATAAACTTTCCGGCGTTGACCTGGTAGAGCCGCATGTCTGCGCCGTGGTCGTGGCAAAGGAAGTGCCAGTTGTGGCTGTTAACCTCACGCTCTCGCCCGGTTAGGCGCTGGTCGAACAGAGCTTTCAGTGCACGCTTGATGCCGAGATACCGGCCTTCGATATCCCGGAACATCGCGGTTACCTGCTTTGCCGATCGGGTCGGGTCAACCTTGCTGCGCGGAACTATCGGCAGCCCCGCCTTTGCCGTCTGTTCTGGTGTCATCGGCCAGTGGATCATCGGTTGTCACCTTATCGTCCGGGTTAGGCGGTTCTTTCGGCTCCGGAAGAGGGTCAAGTCCAACAACCTCGCGAAGCTCATTGGCTGTAATTGGCGGCTCACCGCCATAGAAGCCAGTGGTTTTCTGCACAATATCGGCCAGTTTAGAAGCGTTCTCGATCTTCTCTTTCTCGCCTGGCGCCAGCAGATCGCTCCATGAGATGGTGACCTCGCCTTTGGTCGGCGGGTCGATAATCCCAAGCGTCCAGAAACGCTCCAGCAACGCGGTGATGCGGTCTGTCAGAAAACCATTGCGCCGAGTATTTCGGCGGATAGCCCAGTCAGTTTTGTCCTCGTCGCTCGCCAGTCGCCCGGTCTGCTGACCGAACAGAATGGTGAACGGGATCTGCACGGAGGCTGCCAGTTCGTTCGCGGTGACTTCCCAGGTCGGGCCCGGGTCGCCAGGGGTAACGCTCAGAACGTGCATCTGTCCGGCCTGCATCACGGCGGCCGCATCAGTGCCGCGGTTAAGCTTGTTGACCTTGTCGCCCATCGCTTCGCCGAGATCGGCATAGCCAGCCTTCTTAGCCTGTTCTGCCAGCGTGGCCATGTCGGTTTCTTTGCTGAACTCGACGGCGATCTGGCGACTGGCATTCTTCAGGAAACCCTCGGCGCCACCACCAGATACTTTCTCAAGGTCGAGGCCCTTGTTGTAGCCAGCCTCTAGCAGTGGGATGCCGGAAAGCACGTTGTCGTCTTCAGACCCTTCGCAGAACAGGATAACGCGGCTCGGGTGTACCGGTTCTCCGCGCATCGGCCCGACAAAAGGCTCATCACCGACAGGCTGCTCGTTGAAGTTGAACATCTTCGGCTGGCCGAACGTTTCTGACTGACGGTCGTTATCCCATTCGGCGACAGTTAACTGCGGCTCCCATACCGGGATAAGTTTTACCAGCGCTGACTCGCCGAGTCGTTTTACTAAAGCCGTGTCGACTTCCTGATCCCAGTTCCGATTGTCTTTCACCTGAAGAAGTAGCGCTGAATAACGCCCAACCATATTGCGGCGATCGGCATCCTTCACCTTCGGCCACAGCTTCTTCATGAACTTGGTGACTTTCTTTTCCCAGGCGTTTGTTTTCTCCGCTTCCTGCGCTTCATCACCATCAACAATGACCGGATAGTCCTGCCAGCAACCATCCAGCAGTCGATGCACCACAGCGAAGCCAGCAGCGTTGCGGCGGTACATGTTGTAGAAGTCGTTGAAGGTGATCGTGCGCGGGTAGCCAAATTCCTGGTAAAGCGTCGGGCGCTTCGTGTTCCCGCCACCGATGCCGATGGCATTCAGGTAATTTGCTCGCCTCATTTCAGTGGCGAGGTTGTTCACAGCCAGTTTAAGGCCGTTATCTTGTTCGCTCACTGGCGATGCTCCTTAGAAGAATACTGTGCCGACCTGCTTGCGGTTGTTCTTCGTCACTGCGAAGTAACGGAAGCTGTCAGCGCCGTGCGAGGTGAAGTCGTGAAGCGGTTTATCTTTCCAGCAGCCGCGCTTGTCATCCCATTCCTTGCGGTAGCCTTCGAGGTGAGAGATGCCAACAGAACACTTCTCTTCATCGAATACACAGGACTTGAGGATTTCACGGACCGACTCAATACCAGTGTCGATCCCGGCTTTCGGCACAACGCGGAAGTTCATCGAATACATCTGCCCGTCAATCTCATAACCTTCACGCGCAAGCTCTTTGCGTGACTTAGCATCAGCGGCAAACTCACGGTTTTCGATATCGTGCGGCCCCCAGTGTTCGCCGTACTCATAGCCCCGGTCCTTCAGCACTTTCATGTAGTGCCTCAGCCCCTCGCCGGAGTTTTCGTAGTAGTCGATGATGTGGAACTCTTCACCGACCTCGCGAACAAACCAGATGGCCGTAGAGTCGCCTACACCAATATCCCAGAACGTGTGAACCGGTAGATGTGAATTATCAGGAATCTGGCCGATCCGCTTATTGGTATAGAGCCAGTGGAACTGTTTGGCGTAGTACGCGCCCTCGACCGACTGCTGGAACGCCTCGGCCGGAATGGTCGGGTATTCGCGCTTCATGTCGTCGCCGAGCGTTTTCTCTTTGGCATAGTACCAGGCTTTCTGGCGCTCGTTGACTACTACGCCGTGCTTAGCCTCCATCTCGGCGAAGTACTCAAGCAGGCGCCCCGGCAGCGATTCAACTGGGTCGATTGCGTACTGCGGGTTCTTCCACCAGGAGAAGAAGAAAAACTTCCAGTCCAGTGCGGATAAGGGCTTACCTTGCAACAGTGCTTTCTCTGCCGCCTGGCAGTAATCGAAGAAGTAACCCGCCCGGCCCTCTGCTGTGCTCTCGATAGTAGCGAAGCATCCGGTCGATACCGCCTCAAACGCACCAGTGACGATCTCACGGGCTTTGTCAGGATACTTGGCGCATATCTTCCCGAACTCGGAAACGTGCAGGTAACGCAGCGTGCCGCCACGAAATGACGTGCTTACGTAGAGTGATCCGCCTTTCTTGAAGACAAGCTCGCCGGAAGAGTCGTTACTAGCCGGGTTGGCCGCCTTTATCTCTGGTGGCAACTTGTCGTATGCGTACTTCACCTTTTCGCGGAACAGGCGCTTTGCGTCATTCAGCGTGTGGGCAATCAGCGCGCACTTCGCCGACTCAAACAGGGCCGCGTCGAGCTGGATGATACACACCTCAGTGGTAAATCCGAGCTGACGTGCTTTCAGGATGATGTTGCGGGTGTGGATCCCCTCGAAGTATTCCCGCTGCTCAGGCGTCATCCTGAAGCGTGTGGGCTTACCCTCTTTGTCGGTGATCCAGTACAGATTGTTAAGCCGCCAGTCTTTATTGGACAGCAGCTTGAGGTGCTCAGGTTTCATTACGCCCCCTGAGACAGTGAATCCATCAGGTTAGACAGGTCATCAACCGTCTTATTGCCTTCTTCGGTGTCGAGGTTATACGCCTTGCGCTCAGCGTTTATCACTTTGATTTGAGCATCAACACCGGCTGTAATCGAACGAGACATTGAGGCGTGATTTTCTTCAGTGATATCTGCATCTTCGAGGAAGTCGCGGAGCTTATTGGTGATGCCGCGCCATGCTGCCAAACTTTCCCGATGAGCCATGACTACAGCGGCCGCTTCATCGGATGCCTGGTCAATAATCTGCTCATCAGTAACCACTGGTGACTGGTTACTGTCTTTGGTTACCGACTTGGTTACCTTGGCCTTGGTTGCCGCTCTGACCTTTTCTGTCAGGTCTCGCTGCCATCCTTCTTTGTTCGCTCTCTTCAGGATGGTGGCGTGGTTAACGCCATGCTTTTCACCGATGGCCCTTACTGACAATGAACCAGCCCGGTAAGCCGATTCAATGGCCTCCCAATCTGGTTTGCTCATTGGTTACTCCGTTATTTCTTTACAGGCTCATACTTCAACTTCTGGCTAATGCCATACTTAACGATGAAGTTACCCACCTTTTGGTAATCAGGCTCGCAACGCATCATCAAGCAGAGCAGTGTCAGCGTCTTGATGTAAACGGGAAGCCACCACCTGCTTTTGATTTCAACTGACAGTCTGCTCATCGCCATTGGTGTCTTCCTCTGCCGGTACCGGCGTGAACTCCACGCGCTTCACATCGGCCGGAGCGAAGTAAAGCCACTGTCCCGTCTCCGTCGCCAGGGGCACAAAGCCGTTAACCAGCTCAGGCTGACGTCGTGACATCTGGCCTTTGTACTCACCGCCGTCGTTCGTCGTCAGTTTGATGTTGTAGATGTCGGACATGATTACCTCTTTGCCTTGTCGCAGCTGTTGCCCTGCTTCTCAGAAGTGCTTAGCCACTTACGGCTTACCCGTCAGCAAGATGTGATCACCATCCTTGCTGGGTTACACAGATCATTATCGAAGCCCCTCAGTGAAGAGCTTCTGTAATGTCATTCAGCTTTTACAGCTTCGATGCTGAAGCCGTGAATGATGTTGAGCGGTACGCCGTGGGTGTCCAGTCCATTTTTAATAATCAGCACCCCATCGCGAATGTCTGGCTCATTGGTACTTTGCCAGCCGACCTGCTCAGGTGCCTTTCCAGAATCGTGACCATCCTTAGTGAGGAGCATTACTTTCCAGCCCTTGATTAAAGTAACCATTGAGCTATTTCCCTTCGGTCTGCTTATCCCATTCCTCGCGGAACTTGGAAGGCTTATCAAAGCCCTGAGTACATTGATTATTTTTCATGCTGCCTTTCCTCTTCGATTTTGCGGATTGCCGCCTTATCCAGATTGCACTGCCCAAGCGCCGTATAGAGTTGAGCGTTTAACTCCAGACTTGCCTGCCACGTGAACGGAACCACCATTCCGGGGATCGGCGTGTCTGCTGTCAGGTCAGCGCTTATCGGCACTGCTGGGGCTGGTACGTAAACTGTCTGCGTATTCCCGCAGGCTGTCAGCAGCGGAAGTAGGAACAAGCTGGTTAGCGCACGGATCGCCTTCAAGAGCCTGCGTGATGTAGACAATGCGCATCTCGCCTTTTTGGGCCAGTTCGTTCTTTGCATTCTGGGTAGCCTGTGAAATGTCACGGATGAGGTTCAACGTGGTGATCACGTTGTTGGTGATCGCCTCCGATGTGTCTGCCCGGACCGTCGCCTTATCGCGCTGGTCTTTGTAGGTGATGGCGTTGTCGCGGTAGTGATTCACGAAGAACGTCAGAACCCCGATTAGCGCCACCACAATCAGTTGCAGCCAGTAACGCTTAACCAGTGCGCTAATCACGACAGGAACAGAGCGCGCTCCGCCTCACGCCGACGGGTCAGGCCCTTCAGGACTTTGCCACCAGCTTTATTCCAGCGAAGGAACTCATCGGCGGCGCCAGCGTAATCACCGGCGTTGAGTTTTCGCAGAAGAGTCGATGTTGATAATGACCGGGCGCCGAGGTTATACGTGAACGACACCAGGGCATCGAATTCCCCCTGTTTTAGTCGAACCTTCACCAGACGTGATACGTCGTTTTCGTAGCTGACCAGCCCAGTCTTCAGTAATCGCTCTGCCGTTTCCTGCTTAATCGTCATCCCGGCGCGGATTGGTTTGCCGTCGACAGGCTGAGTCCAGCCATAGCCGATCGTCCATACAC